ACCAATACATCAGAGTAACTTGTGTAGTGAGATTGATCTACCCACCAAACCATTAAACCACGTGTTTGATGAAGAAGGTGAAATTAGTCTTTGTACACTGAGTGCTGTAAATTGGGGAGTAATGCGCAGTGTTGATAACTTCAAGAGTGCATGTGAACTAGCAGTGCGTGGACTTGATGCGTTACTAGACTATCAAAAGTATCCAGTATTAGCGGCAGAACTAAGCACAATGAAACGCCGACCAATTGGTATTGGAATTATTAACTTTGCTTATTGGCTTGCTAAAAATGATACAACGTATCAGAATCCCAACTTGGAACTTGTGGATGAGTGGGCAGAAGCATGGAGTTACTATCTAATTAAAGCAAGTGCAGATTTAGCGGCAGAACGTGGAGCATGCCCTGGCACACCGGAAACATTGTATGGCAAAGGTATTACACCAAACATGACATACAAAACAGATGTTGACGAACTTGTTCCACATCAAGAACGTATGGACTGGAAAGGCCTGCGTGAACAACTTAAACAAACAGGTATCCGTAATTCAACACTAATGGCACTGATGCCGGCAGAGACATCAGCGCAAATTTCAAACAGTACAAATGGCATTGAACCGCCACGCAGTTTTGTAAGTGTTAAACAATCCAAGCATGGCATATTAAAGCAAGTTGTGCCGGGTATCCACAAACTAAAAAGTAAATATGACCTACTGTGGGATCAAAAGAGTCCTGAAGGTTACTTAAAAATTATGGCAGTGTTACAAAAATATATTGATCAAGGTATCAGTGTTAACACTACTTACAATCCAACATTCTTTGAGGATGAAAAGATCCCAATGAGTGTTATGCTACAGCACCTTATTATGTTTTACAAATATGGTGGCAAGCAATTATACTATTTTAATACATTTGATGGTCAGGGCGAACTTGACATCAACGCAGAAGACAGTGAACTAGCCGCAGGTCAGATGGATGACGAAGACTGCGATGCTTGTGTAATATAGGGAAGAGTGAACAATGAGTGTTTTTAACAGCAACAAAGAAGGCAACCACACGGAAGCATTAGCGTTTCTAGATCCAGAAGGCGGGGTGGACATCCAGCGTTACGATACGCTGAAGTATCGTAAATTTGATCAGTTAACTGACAAACAATTGGGATTCTTTTGGCGTCCTGAAGAAGTTGATGTATACAAAGACGGAAAAGACTTCAAAGATTTAAATGAGCATGAACGTCATATCTTTACAAGTAATCTCAAAAGACAAATCTTGTTGGACAGTGTACAAGGTCGTGCGCCAGCTGAAGCATTTGGTAGCCTAGTTAGTATTCCTGAATTGGAAAACTGGGTAATCACGTGGACATTTAGTGAAACAATCCACAGTCGTAGTTACACACATATTATTCGTAACATTTATAATGACCCAACAAAAATCTTTGATGAGCTCATGGACATTCCAGAAATTGTAGATTGTGCTGATGATATCTCAAAGTATTATGATGACTTGATTGAGAAAAGCGGATACTACAGTTTACTTGGTGCAGGTACACACACTGTAAATGGTAAAAAAGTAGAAGTTAATCTATACGATCTTAAAAAAGCATTGTACAAAACTATTATGAGTGTAAACATCTTGGAAGGCGTTCGCTTTTATGTATCGTTTGCATGTAGTTGGGCGTTTGCTGAACTTAAAAAGATGGAAGGTAATGCTAAGATTATTAAATTAATCTGTCGTGATGAAAATCTACACTTGGCAAGTACACAATACTTGTTGAAAATCTTACCAAAAGACGATCCAGACTTTATTAAGATTGCCAAAGAGTGTGAAGATGAAATGGTACAAATGTTTGTTGATGCTGTTGACCAAGAAAAAGCATGGGCAAGTTACTTGTTTAAAGATGGTAGTATGATTGGTCTTAACGAGCAACTACTGAGTGAATTTGTAGAGTGGATTGCAAACAAACGTATGACAGCGGTTGGATTGCCAAGCCCATACAAAGTACCACAAGCAAGTCCACTACCATGGACACAAAAATGGATCAGTGGCGCAGATGTACAAGTAGCACCACAAGAAACAGAAATTAGTAGTTATGTAATTGGTGGAGTTAACAAAGATGTTAGCGAAGATACCTTTAAAGGGATGAGCTTATGAGCAATATTATTGTATACAGTAAGCCCAATTGTCCTTACTGTGTAATGGCAAAGCGACTACTTACTCAGATGAAATTAACATTCACTGAGCATGTAGTTGGTGTAGACGCAACACGTGAGCAACTATTAGAGGCGGCTCCAAATGCAAGAACAGTACCACAAATTATAATTGATGGTAAAGTAATAGGCGGCTATGATCAACTAGCTACATATATTGAAACTACAGGATTTAACGGAACAGGATATACTTTATGATTATTGATATTAATAAAAAGGGCGATGTTATTGCCCTTAAACTTACCAGTGGAGAAGAGATTATTGGTGTGTGGCAAGAACACAGCAACGGTCAAATACGTATGCGTAAACCACTTGCTATGGTAATGACAGAAAAAGGACCAGCAATGGCTCCATACTTTGCAACAGCAGATGTTATGACTGATACACCAGAGATTTGTTTTAACGAAAACTTGGTTGTAGCACAAGCCAAAGCACATAAGCCATTTAAAGATGCTTATATGCAAGCAACCACTGGTATTGACACCAGTGCTGAGGGATCTAAACTTATTTTCTGATAAATATCATTAGATAGGAAAAAGTTATGCCAGCAGTTCATAGAGATACAGACGCAAGAGCATGTGGTGCTCAAACAAACGCCGCATGTGAACGTGTTTATACAAACAATTTAATAACATCAGTTGATGGTAATCCCAATAGTCATGGCGGAGGCAACCTAAATGCCGCTAATCCTAATGTGTATATTGGTGGAATACTCACTGTTATTGTAGGCAATAGTGCAGGTGCAGATAGCTTATGCCCTATTCCAGGAGGAAGTCATTGTAATCCAAGTGCTACATCTGGTAGTAATAATGTGTTTATTGGAGGGTAACAATGGCGTCAACAGATTTTCCAAATGGTTTAGCAAGTGTTAATGAGTACTTAGATACTCGACATCACACAAATACTGATATTCAAGGCCAGATAGGCGATAACGCAAAAGTTGTTGTAAAGAGTGAGTATGATTTCTCATTACGTGAAATCATATGTAACCTGTTGGCTGGACGTGGTATTAAATTACCAAACATACAAGTGTGTTTGAGTGTTAACCTTAAGGCAATCTTGGGCGTGCCTGGAATACAAGCAGAACTACTGGATGCGTTAAACGAACTTGACAGTGAATTTGACAAGTTTATGACACACACTGGTATTGAAGAAACACTGGGCCGTGTAAACAGCGCACTTGCTGAAGTAACACAGATAGCAAATATGATTAACTTCTGTGCTACACCAATTGAACCAATAGCAATTCCAAACATACTTGAACAAACTATGGATAGTTTCCTTGGTGCTGGTAAAGACATTATTAATGCTATTGGCAATATGGTTCCAGATCAAGTTGGTGGATGTCTTGGGTTTAATGGGCAGGAATTTAACTTAAATTTATTTAATGGCGGTATACTTGGTGATATATCCAGTCAGTGGGATGCTATTAAAGGCGGATCACTAACACAAAACCAACTCAACGGTTTAGTAGCAAGTATTAACAGTGTAAAAGATGACCTAAGGTCACTAATGGATCGTGAAAACAGCGTTGTAGGTACTGAAGGTACACTGGGCGGCAGTATGTTTAGTAATGATGTTAGTGCAACCACAAACACTGATATGGGCTTGATGCATAATGCAGATGCGGCAGGGATACAAGGTAACACACGTCTAGCAAGTCAATTAAAAGCACAGTATGACCGATTGGCCGGATATCCAGTAGTTGACAAAAACGGTAAGGTATACAAAAATATATTTGAACTAATACTGGAGCCAGGGTTAATAGCATTATTGGATAGTTTACAAGACCCAAGCCCAGAAATTAGCCAAAGACAGCCAGTCTTCAGTTATTGTGGTGAGATTGTGGGATACACTGCATCAGTAACACAGGATGATCCAGACAACAGTAGTGGATATGTACCAGCAACAACTACCCCAGAAGGTGAAACTGTAGATATTACATCATATCCTGGTTATAATGCTGGAGGTATTGATACCACTGGCAGTAATGGATCTGGCACAGGTGGATCAAGCACTACAATTATTAATAGTACAACTGTAACTGGCGGTACAGTGAGAATTGTTGGTAGTGAAAGCGCACAGTTATCTCTTGCAAGCTCATTAAATGAAGGCGATATTGTAGTACGTAGTGATATTAACATTGCGTTTTCTCGTAACAGTAACCCTAGTACTAACACAATTAGTGACTATACTGCAATGGCAACTCCAGTTGGAACTTACTTGCAGGATTTGGACGCTAATTCTGGAAGTGGTATTGTTGTTAAAGATGGATCACTAAGTCAAGTACGTAGATTAACAACAACATCTGGCCAACTACAGATTTTAAATGACACTGGACAGGGTGGCGATATTAATATTAGTATGGCGGCAAACCCAGTTCTTCCAGGAAATGCGGCAGTACAAGTTCCAAGAGGCACAACATCTCAACGACCAAACACTGAACCTGGTGAATTTAGATACAACACAACTAATGATGTATATGAAGGATACTTTGGCGGATCAAGTGCTGGATGGAGAGCAT